AAATTACAACGTGCAGTTGCAAAAGAAATAGCGAGAGAATCAAGTGAAGTTTGTTCAGAGTGTGGTAATGCAAGAGCAGCAGATGGCGACAGTTACGTAGCAGAAAAACAACGCTTAGATCCAAAATGTTGGAAGGGTAAAAAGATTGGTAACCCTAAGACAAAGATGAAGGGCGGCGTCAGAGTTAACAATTGTGTGCCAGCATAAGGAGTAACTATGGACTTTCATGCACTACAAAATAAACTATTTCAAATAGATCCTACAGATCCAAAAGAAGATCTAGCAAAACTTCAAGCACAAGCAGCTAACCCGCAAGAAGGTGTTACTCCTGCTAAAGATTATCTACAAGAAAGTGTAAACGTAGCAAAGGGTACAATGCCTGTTGAAGGTAATTATAGTTTAAATGACTTTGCTGCCCTTGCTGGAGTAATAGTTAACGAATCACAAAAAACAGGTAGTGCAGGGCAAGCAAAAGGCAAAGACTTAATGCCTAGTGCAGAGCCAGGGCGAACTAAACATCCTTTAAAAGATAAGCTGGTAGGAGAAGATGACGGCGGACTTATGCGTGGAATACAACGTACACGTAAGGATGTGGCTGATAAGACCAGTGTACAAATGATACAACTTTCTTTGCAACGAGCAGTTGACGGGCAAGTATTAACTCCGCAACAAAGAGAAGCATTAGGTCCATATGTTGAAGCACTAATTAAAATTTTATCTGAACCACGGTTTGCAACTATCTTTGATAACATTGTTAAGATGGCTAACAAAAAAGAAGATGAAGAAACAAACGAAAGTGGATTACAATATTACACTGGTGTTAAAAAGCACGGCAAAGAATATATGAAAAAAGCGGCCGCAGCAGGACGTAATGGTGCTAGTCAAGAAGAGCTAGGCAGACTAAAAGACAAATATAGCAAAGCTGAAAAGAATAAAAAAACTGAATCTATTTCTGAAAGATTAAGAAGAGAGTTAGATGAATTTAGTAAATCTAGAACCTAAATTTACAAATCACCCATACCTCGAAACTCCGATTGACCGAACATTAGTAGAAACACTTCCATTCAAAGACTTTGACAAAGACGGCTACGAAGTTCCAACACCATTAGAACACTTACACTATGAAGCAAATGGTGTAGAACTCAATAGAGAAATACAATTTCATATTGCACCTGTGCAAGAGTGGTATCGCGATATAGAACAAAGCGAACACGGGCTTGTATTGGATCATTGTATGCTGTTAACACGTTATGCATTTGGTGGTGAAGCAAGAGAACAAATCGAACAAGTATGCGTGAATCGTCCTATACTACAAAAACTACTTAACATTAAACCTAAGTGGGGCATTGACTTTTCATTAGACTATGTAACACACGACATTGTAATGGAAGTAATACACATCGAACAAGACTTTGATAGTGTAGAAGAAGCATACGATGCAAAAGAACGTCTCGAACATATCATCAATAATACTGACTGGTATGAAGGCGCAATGCGTTTATATCAACGCAAACACGAATGGGAAAATCTAAGCTCAGATGACCATTCAGATTACAAGGCACAATTCTTTGGATGGGAACGTGCTTTTGATAATAAAAAAGTATTTTCTACTTGACTTTAATCTAAATATAATGTATAATTAACTTAACTTAACGGAGGTAATATACATGAGTGACCGTACCTATGGTGCTGAAGAAAAAGCAAAACTAGAACGACTAGTTAAAGAAGGTGTAACAGTACTACAAGAAGTAGAAGATCTAAATGCAGGTCTTAAAGATACTGTTAAAGCAGTAGCAGAAGAATTAGATATTAAACCAAGTTTAATTAATAAAGCAATTAAAGTTGCAATGAAACGTGATTGGGATTCACATGCTGATGCATACGATGATCTTGAAACTCTTGTTACTACCCTAGGATATGACAAGTGAAAGCAGTAATACGGTTTTTTAAAGAAAGTTATCAGCTTTCGCCATTTGCATTCTATTGTGAATTATTAGAAGCAATCCTTTTAATATCAGCAAGTGCAATTCTAACATACACAGTGTTAGATCCAGCGACAAAAATATTTATTCCACTTTATTTGTTTGGTAGCATATTAGGTGTAATAAGCACAATCATTAGACGAGCCGGATTTGCTATTGTTTTATGTGCATGGTTTGTTGTAATGAATTCAATTGCTATGATACAATTATTCGTATTGTAATATATACTATAGAGTCGCTCACTTACGAGCATGTAGAAGGTTAGTTGGCCAGAAACAACAGGAGAATAAATGAGTTATGTAGACGCACTGTTTGACCGCGATCAAGATATGATCCGTGTAGTCGAACGCAAAGACGGTAAAAGAGAATACCGCGAATATCAAGCAAAATATACATTTTATTATAAGGACGAACGAGGCAAGTACAAGAGTGTGTACGGCGATCCTCTAAGTCGTATTATATGTAAGAACACAAAAGACTTTCGAAAAGAAGTTGCTATTAACCGCGACAAAGAATTGTTTGAAAGCGATATTAATCCAATCTTTCAATGTTTGAGTGAAAACTATCTTAATCAAGATGCACCTAAACTAAACATTGCATTTTTCGATATTGAGACTGATTTTGATCCAGAGCGTGGGTTTGCTGATCCTGCAGATCCTTTTATGCCTATTACAAGTATTAGTATATACTTACAATGGTTAGAAACAATGATCTGTTTAGCAGTACCTCCCAAGACGCTTACAATGGATCAAGCAAAAGCAGAACTTGAAGGTATTGACAATGTTATGCTGTTTGAAAAAGAAGGTGAAATGATTGACACTTTCTTAACGCTGATTGAAGATGCTGATATTTTGTCAGGTTGGAACAGTGAAGGTTATGATATTCCGTATACTGTAAACAGAACTATGCGTGTACTAAGCAAAGATGACACACGTAGATTCTGTTTGTGGGGACAACTTCCTAAGAAACGTGAATATGAAAAGTACGGTAAGGCTGCTGTTACATTCGATCTAGTAGGTCGTGTACATTTAGATAGTTTAGAACTATATCGTAAGTACACATATGAAGAACGTCATACATATCGACTAGACGCTATTGGTGAAATTGAAGTAGGCGAAAACAAAGTACCATATGAAGGTACACTGGATCAGTTGTATAACAATGATTTCCGCAAGTTTATTGAATACAACATTCAAGATACTGCACTACTAGACAAGTTAGACAAGAAACTGCGCTTTATTGATCTTAGTAATACTGTTGCACATGAAAACACTGTGATGCTACAAACAACAATGGGTGCTGTTGCTGTTACAGAGCAAGGTATTGTTAACGAAGCACACAATAGAGGCTTGCAAGTAAATAATAGGCCCAAGCGTGATGACGAAAACACACAAGCCGCAGGTGCATATGTTGCGTTTCCTAAAAAGGGCTTGCACAAGTGGATTGGCTCAATGGATTTGAATTCACTGTATCCTAGTGTGATTCGTGCATTAAATATGGCGCCAGAAACTGTTGTAGGACAAATACGTCCAGACATTTCAGATGCTCGTGTAATAGAAGATATGGGATTGAAGAAGAAATCCTTTGCAGGTAGTTGGGAAGGACGCTTTAGTACAGAGGAATACGAAGCTGTAATGGAGCAACGCAAAGATATTCCACTAACTATTGACTGGGAGTCAGGTGGCAGTGATGTATTAAGCGGCGCAGAGATTTATCAATTGGTATTTGATTCGCAAATGCCTTGGATGCTTAGTTCAAATGGCACAATCTTTACAACAGAATTTGAAGGCGTTATTCCTGGACTACTAAAGCGTTGGTATGCTGAACGTAAAGATATGCAGAAAATGTTGAAGAAGGCAAAAGATGCAGGCAACGAAGCAGAGATTGAATACTGGGACAAGCGACAGTTAGTTAAAAAGATTAACTTGAACAGTTTGTATGGTGCTATTCTTAATCCTGGTTGTAGATTCTTTGATAAACGTATCGGTCAATCTACTACACTAACTGGTCGTACTATTGTTAAACATATGTCAGCAGAAGTTAACAAAACTATTACAGGCGAATATGATCATGTAGGCGAAGCAATGATATACGGTGATACTGACTCTTGTTACTTTAGTGCATACCCAACACTTAAAAAAGATATTAACGAAGGACATATTCCGTGGGGTAAAGATAATGTAATTACTCTTTACGATCAAATATGCGAAGCGGCTAACGAAACGTTTCCAAAGTTTATGTTAGAGGCATTTCATTGTCCTAAAAGTCGTTCAGATGTTATTGCGGCAGCTAGAGAGATTGTTGCAGAAAGCGGATTGTATATTACTAAGAAGCGTTATGCGGCACTAGTGTACGACATTGAAGGTTTTAGAAGTGACACAGATGGCAAGCCCGGCAAAGTAAAGGCAATGGGCTTAGACTTGCGTAGATCAGACACTCCTGTGTTTATGCAAGACTTCCTAAAAGAATTACTGACAATGGTACTTACAGATGTTCCACAAAAAGAAGTGTTAGATCGTATTACAGAATTCCGAAAAGAGTTTAGTGATCGTCCTGGTTGGGAGAAAGGTTCGCCCAAACGTGCAAACAAAGTTGGACATTATCAGCGTCTTGAAGAGAAGCAAGGCAAAGCAAACATGCCTGGACACGTAAGAGCAAGTATCAACTGGAATACACTCAAGCGTATGAATGGCGACAAGTATTCGCAAGAGATTGTAGATGGTATGAAGGTTATTGTTTGCAAACTAAAACAGAATCCACTGGGTTACACAAGTGTTGCGTATCCAACAGATGAACTACGTATTCCAGAATGGTTTAAAGAACTACCGTTTGATGATTCTGCTATGGCAGAAACTATTATTGATAACAAACTGGACAACTTGATCGGTGTGCTTAACTATCCGTTAGAAGATACTAAACAACACACTACATTCCATAGTTTGTTTGATTTTGGAGATTAATAACACTAGGAGTATGTATAGCAATATCTATAAAATCACTTAGAAAGTCAAAGTGTATTGAAAGATCAGAAAAAAGTTCTCCGTCTATTTGACTATAAGATGTTTTTCCAATGTTACGAAAGTATGATCTAGACAATCCCTTTTTAGTACCGAAGGTTGGAAATACTCCGGAAACAAAAAGACAAGTATCACCTAGTTCTTTTGCATTAGATCTAGTATTCATTTTAAGATATGCTTTTGCAAAAGAATGTTCGGGGTGCCAGTTAGGTTTATCGATATGTATTGCAAGTACCATAACGATATAATGCTCAAGATGAACAGGTAATTGATACCCTGATGTTTCCTGGGCATTTCGTACTACGCCAAAGAAGGCATTAGTGAAAGCATCTTCCATATTGTATTTAGTGGTTGACATCTTGATCTAAATATAGTATTATAAGAAATAGGAGTGTAATATGAAAGTAGGATTTACATGTAGTACATTTGATTTACTTCACGCAGGGCATATTGGTATGTTGCGTGAAGCTAGGGCAAATTGCGATTATCTTATTGTAGGACTACAAAGTGACCCTACAATTGATAGACCAGATACAAAAAACAAACCTGTGCAAACAATGGTAGAACGTTATGCACAACTTAATGCACTTAAATTAGTAGATGAGATTGTGCCTTATCAAACAGAACAGGACTTGATTGATATACTAGAACTATTCCAACTTGATGTACGCTTCTTAGGTGAAGAATACAAAGAAGACGAATTTACTGGAAAAGATGTTTGCCGTAAGCGTGGAATAGAATTACACTTTAATAAACGTGATCACAGATTTAGCACAAGTGATCTAAGAAGAAGGGTATGTGAAGTATGATGTGGATACTATTTGTTATTAGTACTGTAGTGTGTTTAGACGACGAGTGCGAACTAAAATACACTCATTATGATACGTTCAAAACAGAAAAACAATGTTTAGTTGCACAAACTGAACTAGATAAACTTGTAATTAATGAACGCACTTTATGCGTTAGTGAGTCAGATTTATGAATAAATTTGTATTTGATGTAGACGGTACACTTACACCAAGCAGACAATCTATTGATCTAGAGTTTAGTAAATTCTTTCTTGAATTCTGTAATACACATGACGTATACTTAGTTACAGGTTCTGATAAAGATAAAACTGTCGAACAGTTAGGAGAAGAGTTATATAATACAGTAAAGGTTGCGTATAACTGTTCTGGTAATGATGTTTACAGTAACGGCGTTAACATACGCTCTAACAACTGGACTGCACCAAAAAGTTTAATAACATTTTTACAAGGGTGGTTACAAACCAGTAGCTTTCCGTTAAGAACAGGCAATCATATCGAACAACGTCCCGGATGTTTAAATTTTAGTATTGTAGGACGCAACTGTACATTAGAACAACGAAAAAATTATATCAAACATGACTTAGCACACAGAGAACGTGAAAGTATTGCATTTCAAGTTAATCTTGATTATAAAGACTTAACGGCAGCAGTTGGCGGCGAGACTGGTATTGATATCTATCCTACCGGATTTGATAAATCGCAAATTATAAAAGATTTTAATTCCTTCGATCGAATTATATTCTTCGGTGATAAGATAGAGGAGGGCGGAAATGATTATCCGCTGGCGAAAATATTAACACACCCAAGCAAGTCACACAATGTAAAGGACTGGCAGGATACGTGGAGGATTTTAAATGAAAATTATGCTAACTGGACATAAAGGGTTCATTGGTTCTGCACTGTTAGAACGACTTCGTAAAAATAATCAAGTAATTGGATTTGATCTTGTAGACGGTGATGATTTATTAGACGTAGAATTTAATGAAGAATTTGATTTAATTATACACTTGGCTGGTAAAAGCGGAGTACGTGAAAGCCTTAAAGATCCTGCAAGTTACTGGAACAACAATGTAGAAGCATCACGTAGATTGTTTAATCGTTACCCTGATACACGTATACTATATGCAAGTAGTTCAAGTGCTTACGAGCCCGATTTGAACCCTTATGCGGCGTCTAAGTATGTGTTAGAAGAATTAGCAGAACGTTATCCTAATACACTAGGAATGCGTTTCCACACAGTGTACAGCGACAACTGTCCGAGAGAAACAATGTTCTTTAATAAATTATTAAACAATACATTAGAATATACAACTACCCATTATCGAGACTTTATTCATTTAGAAGATATATTAGATGCTATAGAGATATTAATCGATAAGTTGCATATCAACGGTACTATTGATATTGGTACTGGAGTTCCAATTAGGATTCAAAACCTTGCTCCTAATTTACCCGTCCGTCTAAATACCCCAGGAGAGCGCAAGTGGACATGCGCAAATACAGAAAAAATGTCGTCATTGGGCTTCGAACCTAAATATTCGGTAGAAAAGTTCTTGACAAACAACAACTTAGATAATATAATATATTTACAAAACGGAGAAACAGTATGAAAGATATCTTACAAGACGTAGTTGCACACACACATGCACTAGGTTTTTTGTCATTAGTTAAAGTAACAGCAGACACAAGCACATCAATTGATTCAATGGCAGAAGATCGTTCTGTTATTTTATCAGCAGAAACAACAGCACCGGTATCAGAGTTTACAGGTACATTTGGTATGCCTAACTTAGATAAGTTAGCACTACACTTAAAAAATCCAGAGTATCAAAAAGATGCTAAGATTGATGTAGTACAAGCAGAGCGTAACGGCGAAACAATTCCAACGCATATTCACTTTGAAAATTCAGCAGGTGACTTTCAAAATGACTATCGCTTTATGAACAAAGCAATTATTGAAGAAAAGCTAAAGACTGTTAAGTTCAAAGGCGCTCAATGGGCTGTAGAATTTACTCCAAGTATGGAAGCTATTGCACGTATGAAACTACAAAGTGCGGCACACTCCGAAGAGCCTACATTCAATGTAAAAACTGAATCTGGTAATTTAGTATTCAGCTTTGGTGACGCAAGTACACACGCAGGCGAGTTTGACTTTCACAAAGGTATTGAAGGTACATTAGCACATACATGGAGTTGGCCAGTAGCACAGGTACAATCAATTCTAAACTTAGACGGCGATGCTACTATGAGCATTTCAGACCAAGGTGCAATGAAGATTAGTGTAAACTCAGGTATGGCAACATATGATTACATTTTGCCAGCGCAGAGCAAGTAATGAAAAAAATTAATCTACACTGGACTACTATCGTAACTGAAAAACTTATGTTGGCTGTTATCGGCAGCCTAACAGTTGTTGCGGCTGGTGTAGATATATACGAAATGTTCTTATTGCGAAAGATAGAACTTGCTGACTTATTCATGTTATTCATATATACTGAAATAATAGGAATGGTAGGAGCGTTTTTTGCAAATCATAGAATACCTGTTTCATTACCAATTATTATTGCTATTACTGCACTTTGTAGACTTATTGTTTTGCATTCTAAAGAAGCTGATCCTTTGGTACTAATGGCCGAAGCTGGTGCTATACTAGTACTTTCGGCGGCTGCATATATAATGAGTTACAAAGATAAACTAAGTTTAGAAAAGAAGAGGATTAGAGATGAATGATGAATAAAGACTTAACTACATCACAAAATGACTACGCTAGATTTCTCCCAGCACTAAGTGGTTTCTATGCTACTTATGTAGGTAAACAGCGTTACGGCGAATACGTAGATAACTCTAGAATACCATCTAATCTTACTCATGGCGTTGAAAGTCTAAATTATCTTAATGCCAAAGAAGGTGCATTCCAGTACAAATGGAGTTTGTACTCAGCTGGACATGCTGACTTAGACACAACTAAGCACGTACCAAAAGAAGACATGATTCGAAACCGTGACAGAGAAAACACTTGGTTACTAGGTGACTCGGGCGGTTTCCAG